AGATGAACCAAGATTATCCGGCTACCAATCGAAACAAAACGATCGATCATAATTTGCCGTTATCCAGAGGCGGAAAGCATACGATCGAGAACATTTCGATCATGTGTTTGGGTTGCAACTCTCGCAAACAGACTCGAACTTTGGATGAGTTTCAAAGAAATTTAAAAAAAAAGGTTCCGATCGAATGAATGATGAAACAACTTTTGTCACATATGATGAGGCAAGAACCCGAAAAATCGCGGCGGATGCAGAGTTGGCCGAAATGGAACTTGCTAAAGCAAAGCGTGAATATATTTCTGTTTTTGATGTTCAATCCGCCTGGCAAGAAGTTTTATCTAATATGAAAGCCAAGTTGTTATCGATGCCCTCAACGGTTGCGCCATTGGTTCAAAGCGAAACAAATTTGGGGGTTGTGAAAGACATCATCGAAAATTCGGTGAGAGAATGTTTAGAGGAATTGTCATCATATGAGCCAGGAATCGAGCAAAGAGGGATTGATGGCGTTAAACCAAACGATCAAACAATCCCTAAGAATACTAAGGCCACCGCCAAAACTAACAATAAGCGAATGGGCCGACCAAGAAAGGCGGCTAAGTTCTGAGGCATCGGCGGCACCTGGTCGATGGTACACTGAGCGCACCGAATATTTACGGGGCATCATGGATGCGGCCAGTGATCCAAGTGTCACCGAGGTTGTCGTTCAAGCAGGGGCGCAACTCGGAAAAACTGAGGTTTTATTAAATGCAATCGGGTTTCATATCGCACACGACCCCGCGCCAATCTTGGTTGTTCAGCCAACCGGACATCAAGGCATGGCAGAAACCTTTTCGAAAGACCGGCTTGCGCCGATGTTGCGCGATACGCCATGTTTAAAAGATAAAGTTCAAGACCCAAAAAAGCGCGATGGCGGAAATACAACCTTACAAAAGAATTTTCCTGGCGGTCGGATTTCGATGATCGGCGCGAACTCACCGGCGCAACTTGCCTCGAGGCCGATCCGAATTGTTTTGCTCGATGAAACCGATCGCTTTCCGGCATCATCCGGAAGCGAGGGCGATCCGATTGAATTGGCTCGCAAACGATCCGCGACATTTTGGAACCGCAAGATTTTGATGGTATCGACGCCAACCAACAAAGGCTCATCGATCATCGAGGAAAGATATTTGCAAAGCGATCAGCGGCGGTTCTTTGCTCGATGCCCTCATTGCGATGAGGCTCAAATCTTAGAATGGCGAAACGTGCAATGGCAAAAAGATCGACCGGAAACCGCCGGATATGTTTGCGATGGTTGCGGGGTTTTCTGGTCGGATGCGGAGAAAAACAAAGCCGTTCGGAATGGCTATTGGGAAGCGAGCCAAAATTTTCACGGCATTGCCGGTTTCCAAATTTCCGGAATCTATTCGCCTTGGATTTCGCTCGAGGATGCGGTTCGAGATTTTTTGAAGGCGAAGAAATTGCCGGAAATGCTCAAGGTTTGGACGAATACATATCTCGGCGAAACCTTTGAGATACAAGGCGATGGCATTGATGAGGATGATATTCCAGGCAAGGATTCATTCGAGAAAGAGTTTTTGCCGGATGAATGCGTTCTAATCACCGCCGGAATCGATACACAAGACGATCGTCTTGAAATTGAAATCGTCGGATGGGGCCGAGATCAAGAGAGTTGGTCGCTAGATTATCGGACAATTTACGGCGACCCATCATCGCCTCAAGTTTGGGGCCAACTCGATGCGGTTTTGTCGGAAACATGGGATCATCCTCGAGGGATTGAGATGCCTATTCGGTGCGCGTGTATTGACTCGGGGGGCCATCACACAAACGCGGTTTATGTTTTTGTGAAGCCTCGAGAGGGGCGCAGAATCTTTGCAATCAAGGGTGTCGGGGGCGAAGGAAGGCCGCAGGTAGGAAAAGCCTCGAAAAACAATCGGCAATCTGTTAGACTATTTCCAGTGGGTGTTGATGGGATCAAGGAATTGGTTTATTCGAGATTGAAAATTCGAGAGCCAGGGCCAGGATATTGTCACTTTCCCGAGGGGCGGGGTGATGAATACTTTTTGCAACTAACAGCGGAAAAGATGGTCACTCGGTTCAAAAAAGGTTATAAGAGGCGGGAATGGGTGCAAACCCGACCCCGAAATGAGGCTCTTGATTGCCGCGTCTATGCGATCGCAGCGTTGGCAATCATGAATCTCAACTTGAATAGTTTGGCAAATCGTTTCGCAAAGGCGGCACAAAGTGAGGATGATGAGCCAGAAATAAAAGCCGAGGTTGCGGAAAAGGTATCGCGGCCATCACAAAGACCGATGAGGCGTCCAGGCAGCGGCAACTTTGTGAACTCTTGGAGATGATATAAATGGCGAATTTATTCGATGCCGCAAATGCCCCAACAACCGAGCCGCTCGAAATTGTTGTTGGTGATTTCATTCAATGGAAAAGAACCGATCTCGGTGTCGATTATCCAAACAACCTTTATACCGCGACATATATCGCGCGAATAACCGGCGGCGGATCGAGCGAAATCCAACTTGTCGGAACCGCATCCGGCGATGATTATTTATTCACGGCGGATTCGGCAACCTCGGCGGATTTCAACGCGGGTTATTATCATTGGCAACTCGAGATTCTTAGGAACTCGGATTCCGAGCGGGTGGTGGTCGATCGAGGCACGTTCGAGGCGATTGTTGATCTTGATGTCAACAATGTTGATCCGAGAACCCATGCCGAAATCATGGTCGATAAGATCGAGTCGGTTTTGCAGAATCGAGCCGATGCCGATGTTTCTAATTATTCAATCAATGGCCGCTCTCTGGTGAAATTGTCGATCGATGATCTTTTGAAATGGCGAGATTATTATCGAAATGAATTGACGATGGAAAAGCGAAAAGAGCGGGTGCGTCGAGGCAAATCGACCGGCGCGACGATCAAGGCGAGGTTTTAAAAGATGGGTGTTTTTGATTTCCTAAAAAGAGATGCAAAGCCGGTCAAACGGCGCTCATTTAAAGCCGCGCAAAGTGGGCGATTGTTTTCGGATTTTATTGCCTCGAGCCGATCGGCGGATTCAGAGATCAAAGCCGCATTGCAGCAAATCCGCTATCGATGCCGCGATCTTGCGAGAAATGATGAATACGCTCGGCGGTTTTTATCGCTTATCAAAACGAATGTGGTCGGTGATCGGGGCATCTCAGCGCAAGTGAAAGCGAAAAATGCTGATGGTTCATTCGATGCGCCAGGGAATGCCATCATCGAAAATGCGTTTCGGGCATGGGGGCGCAAGGGGATTTGCACCGTCGATGGTCGGTTTTCTTGGAAAGACGCGCAACGGTTTGCGGCGGAGGCATTGGCGAGAGATGGCGAATTGTTGGTTCGCATGGTCAATTATCCACAGAACAATTTCGGATTTGCGATCGAGTTTCTCGAGGTTGATTTGCTCGATGAAAATCACAATGAAACCTTGCAGAACGGCAACAAAATCCGGATGGGTGTTGAGATCGATCGCTTTCACCGGCCAGTTGCTTATCATCTCTTGACCGCTCATCCTGGCGATAATGAATATACCTCGAGCCTTGCAACGCGCAGAACGCGCATCTCGGCGGATAAAATCTTGCACATATTCTTACCGGAGAGAGCGCAGCAAACGCGCGGGGTGCCTTGGATGTCGGCGGCGGTTGCACCGCTCAAGCAACTCAACGGCATGAGAGAGGCCATTCTAATCAATGAGAGAATATCGGCCTCGAAAATGGGTTTCTTCACTACACCAAGCGGCGATGATTTCGTTGGTGATGATGTTGAAAACACTTACACGCCAATCATCGAGGCCGAGCCAGGAACATTTCACCAACTCGGGCCAGGCGTTGATTTTAAATCATTCGATCCAACCTCGAACGCAAACACATTCGCGGATTTTGAGCGAGCGATCTTGCGAGGGATTGCCTCGGCATTGGGTGTTTCTTATGCCTCGATCTCGAATGATTTGACGCAAACCTCTTATTCCTCGATCCGCCAAGGCGCTCTCGAGGATCGTGATTTCTACAAAGTTTTGCATGATTTTATGATCGAGCATTTTGTTCAACCGATCTTTCGGGCGTGGTTGATGGCGGCAATGGAAAGCGGATCGGTGCCAATTCCGCCGACTCGGTTCGATAAATTCGCCGACAATGTGGAGTATCGAGGGCGCGGTTTCGCTTGGGTTGATCCTCAACGTGAAATGAATGCGGCGGTGATTGGCTTAAATTCTGGCATTCTTTCGATGCAAGATGTGGCGAACCAATATGGTCGAGATATTACCGATGTGATGGATCAAATCGTTCTCGAGAAACAAATGGCGAGCGAGCGCGATATTGTTCTCGCGTTCCAGCCGTTCGGCGGCGGTCAATCTGGATATGGGCCGATGAAATTCTCGGCGGAACCGATCGAGGATGAGGAACCCACCGATGGCAACTGATTTCCCGAAAAAAGGCGATGATCTCAAAATCTCTTTGAGAAACTCGGAATATCCTCAGTTCGATCGGGATTTCGCCGAGAACATCAAAGAATTTAACCCCGACATATGGGGAGCCGGTGGGAATATTCGCGGCAATGAGGCTTTCACCCTATGGGGCCGAGCGCGTGATGGTTCTGAAACCGAGGGCGTTTTGAGTTGGATCAAAGAGCGAGAGGCATGGGCGGCGCGACATTTTGGCGATGGTGAGCAATTCGCCGATGGTGATCTCGAGCCAAACCTCTCGAATGTTGGCGGGGTTGTTGCCCAAATAAAATGGGGCGTGATTGGCAACCTCGGTGAACAGGGGATGAAAGATGTGATTCTCGAGTTGACGAAAAAGCTCGAGGGCAAGAAAGATCGGGCGATCGAGGATTTGACCGACACGGCGCGGAAAAGCCTCGAGAATAAAGTTTCGGAACATAATGAGGAATATGGTGACGATCCAACCAAGCGCGCAACGCTTGGAATGTTGGCCGAATCCTTTTTAAGAGGCATCGGCGCATATAAGACAAATCCAGGCTCGGTTCGGCCTGGTGTGTCATCACCGGAGCAATGGGCTTTTGCCAGAGTCAATTCTCTGCTATTCTGTTTGAGAAACGGAAGATTTCAAGGCGGCAAGCACGACACCGATCTTTTACCGGAAGGGCATCCGGAATCGACAAAAGGTCAAGATGAGGAACGAAAAATGGATGAACAACGGCACATCAAAAACGTGAGTGAAACCGATGATTCCTATATCATCGAATTTGGTAAATCAGATATGGTTGAAACCGATGTCGAGGTTGACGTTGAAAACGGATACAAACCCGATGATGAGGAACGCAAGGCACCGGTCGAAACATTGCATCGAGCGATGGGCATGGATGCCGAGGTTGATGGCGAAAACGATCGGCGCGTTTCCATTTCGATCTCAAGCGAGAAACCGGTCGAGCGGTCTTTTGGCGTTGAAATCTTAGATCATAACAATCGAGCGATTGATCTTTCATTCTTAAATTCGGGCAACGCACCATTGTTGCTCGATCACGATCCCGAGCGTCAAATCGGGGTCATTGAATCTGTAAACCTAGATTCCTCGGCGCGGCGACTCCGCGCGACAGTTCGGTTTAGCAAAGGCCAACTTGGTTCCGAGGTTTACGATGATGTTCGTGATGGTATTCGCAACAATGTAAGCATTGGATACCGGATCGGACAAATGGAACGCGATGAAAAGGCCGAGGGTGGGAACACCTATCGGGTTCGCGCGTGGACACCTCTCGAGGCAAGCATTGTTTCAATTCCGGCGGATGACTCTGTTGGCACGAATCGCAATGCCGAAATCGAACAACCCCAACTTGAACCCGCGAAAGCGGAAAGAAAGGAAACTGAAATGTCAGAAGTAGACATCCAATCAGTTGAGGCAAACGCGCGTGAAGCATATGCCAAAACTGTAAATGAAATCTTGGAACTTGGCGCATCTAAAAACAAGCGCGACATGGCGAACGAAGCGATCAAAAATGGTCTTTCAGTCGCACAATTTCGCGGAATGTTAGCAGTTGCATCAGCCGATGAGCCAATCGCAACGCCAGACAATCTTGAAATGAATGTTCAAGAGCGGCAATCATACTCTCTGATGAGAGCATTCCGGACAGCGGCAACAGGTCGTGAAATCACCGGTTTCGAGCGTGAGGTTTCTGATGAAATCGCCAAGCGCACCGGCAAAGAGGCTCGCGGCTTCTATGTTCCAAGCGACATTTTCAAGCGCGATCTCACTGTTGGCACCAATACAGCCGGTGGATTCTTGAAACCGACCGATCATCTCGGTGGTGAATTTGTTGACGCACTCCGCGCCAATCTTGTAACGGCCGATCTTGGCGCTCGCATGATGAGCGGTTTGAGCGGTGATGTTGCAATTCCGGCGTTGAATGCAAAAACAGCGGTTGGATTTGTTGCCGAGAATGCGGCACCTGGTTCAGAAGGCGCACCAACTTTCCGCCAAATCACAATGGCACCGAAAACGGTTGCTCAATATGTTGATTTGTCTCGCAAGTTGATGATGCAATCAGACCCATCAGTTGAGCAAATCATTCGTGATGATATGTTGCGTCAATTCGCGGCCAAGATCGATGATGTGGCAATCGAGGGCGGTGGTTCTAATGAGCCAACCGGCATCACCGGCACATCAGGAATCGGTTCTGTTGCGATCGGAACAAACGGTGGCGCGGTCACTTATGCGAAAATCGCCGATCTCGAAAAAGAGGTTGCGATCGACAACGCATTAGGCGGCAGCTTGTCATTCTTGACAAACCCGAAAGTGGTTTCGGCGATGCGTACAATTCCGCGTCAAGCGTCAGGCGTTGAGGGCAACTTTATCCTAAATGATAGCAACTCAATCCTCGGATATGGTGTCGCATCATCGACACTGGTTCCAGGCGATTTGACCAAAGGCACATCATCAGGCGTTTGCTCGGCGATGATCTTTGGGAACTTTGCCGATCTGATG